TTCATTAGTACATTTAAGTTGTCAATCAAAATCGTGCAAGATAATATCTAGGGAAAAGTTGTTCTTATTATCCTTTCCACCCTTATCTTTTTTATAAATTATTTTTTCTATAACTAAATTTAATAGTCTATTTTTCTCTCCGGGTGTTAGTTCATCAGAATATTGTTTTAAAATTAATTCTATTATTGGAACTATTTTCTTTTTACTTTTCAGTTCCTTATCAACATCTTTATTTTTTATAATTTGATTTTTTTTATCTTTCAATTTATCCAATTCTAAATTTAAAGTATTTGTTCTATTAATAAATAATTCCTTAGTATAAGTACCATTTTCCACTAATTCACAGGCTTTTTCTATTTGCATCTTACATTTATCTATTTTACTATTAATAATATCTAGTAAGTCTTTATTAGTGTCTATTTGCTTTTTTATTTCTTTTTCGTAATTATTTATGTAGTATTTATAATCTATTTCTAACTCTGCTAATGATTCTAATATCTTCTTTTCTACTAGATCTAAATCACTAGAAACACATTCACATCTTAACTTACTACAAATTAATGTGTCTTTATGTACATTTTCTGGAACCTCTTTGAAAGTTGTTATCGCTTTATCAAATTCATCAGTTTTAATGTTTAAAAGTTTCTTTAATTCATACCATTTGTTGGCGTGTGGAATAGTAAATTTTTGGTTATTGCTTGAAAACCAGTGGTCTACGATACTCTTGGAAACGTGTAAAGAATGTGCAATGTCATTTAAACTATAGTTTCCTTTATTTTCTCTTAAAATTATCCTTAATTTTGTTTTATCAACAGGATAACATCTTTTTTTTCTATTCTTTTTGTCTTTTTTTTCATAGTATGGTCTTCTATGCATACTATTTCCACAATAGCCACATTTTATTAATCCAACAAGTGGATTTTTTATTTCTTTTTCACTAGAAATACATTTAGATCTATTAGATTTTAATTTTTCCTCTATTCTTACTTTTGTTTGTTCATCTAATATAGGTTTGTGTTTTCCTCTCACAAGTATATAATCATTTGAATATGGTTTTCTTTTTATTATTTGTCCATTTTGTAATATTTTAACCATTTTTCTTTTATTCCAAGTTAAATAACCATAAACAGAAGGACTTGTTAATATATTTCTTATCATTGCAGCAGTCCAACTATTTGATTTTCTTGGTTTAATACCTAGATAGTTAAAATAGTGTGCAGTATTTGTTGTACCCATATCGTTAATAACAATATTAATAACTTCTCCTTGCTTAAAATAATCATTAGGTATATGAATATTATTTATGTCAATATTATAATTAGATGCAATAGTATCTATTGTGTCATTTTCCTTAATTGTATAATTAACACATTTACTATTTAAAGTTAGTTTTAGATTGCTTCCAATTTTCATATTAGGATTTACAATTATGTTTTTTCTTACTCCAAAAAGTTTTGCGATACCACTTAAAGTATCATCTTCTTTTACTTGATAAGTTGTGTTTAATCCATTTATTAATATACTTGCTGCAAGTCTAATTACCCTTGATTCACTTTCGTTTTCGATTAGTATAAATCCTTTTTCGTTTATTAATTTTTCTTTTGTATATCCATATGGCAAAACGGAACCTACATATTTTCCATCTTTTACACTTCTTACACGACCTCTGGTTAATATTTTTTTAGTATATTTTAAATACTTTCTAGCTTGGAATAAACCATCCTCAAAATAAGATAAATCATCATCATTTTCTAAATTGTAAATTTTAAATGGGGTTATTATTTTTGTGTTTGTATATAAAAATGTTTGTGCTATTATTCCTTGATCTATTGAACTACCACGAGCCAAACGTTCTACTTCTATACAAACAACTGCTTTAATGTCTTGTCTTTCAACTATCGATAACACTTCTTGAACAACAGGACGATCCTCAATAGTATCACCAGAAGCAACCTCTCTATAAATATTTTTTTCTGGAATAGGTTTTCCGAATATGTTAATAATAAAATCTTGTAATTCTTTTTCATGTCTTTGTAGTGTTTTTTCAACAGATTCCTCTTTGAAATAATCTGAGTCTTTTCTTGACTTCCTTAAATAGATTATAAGTTGGTCCAGTATTTCGTCAACAGTTAGATTTTTTTGTATATTTAAAATTTCTAAAATTGTAGTTAAATTCATATTATAGCACTTTCTTTCTCTTTAATTTTATGCTATAATTGTATAGAAAAACCTATACAATTATAGTTTCTATTTAGTCTCTATTTTTTGTTAAGTGTGGTAACTTATTGGTTTTTCATTTCAACACTTCATGCGTCAACATGGAGTGTTTTTATTTTCTGATAAAACAAATTAATTTATTATTATCTAAACTATTTAATGATATTTTCAAATCATCATTTTTGTCAATTTTTCCAACAATGCTATTTCCTTCAATAAGATTGTTGTTATTTATAATAAAAGCATTACCATTTTCAAATGGTTTATTTAAAGTAACATTATATGCTTTTAAAAATCCATTACAGCAAATAACTGCTATAGTGTAATATTCATTATCAATTCCATATATTAATCCGTATTCATATTTGTTGCATAAATCATAGTATGTATTATCTATTTTATTTGTTATTCTTACATAGCGATTAGCTTCATTATTATAAGCAATAAAATAAAAATTATTTGTTGTTTCGTCAATGTCTATTGATACAAATTTTCCGATGTGAAATGTGCAGCTATTTACATTTCTTTTTACTTTAATTAAATGCATATTTATTTTATTGTTATCAATTTTATTTTCTTTCTTTTTAAATATTCTAAGCATAATAAACACCTTCTTTTTTTGTAAATTATAATAGTTATTTTATAATAGTGAACCTAAAAGGGGGTTACTATGAAAGCAAGATACGAGTTATTATATGAGAAATTGCTTAATGATCATATAAATATTAATTTATTTATCGAATTACTAAAGTATATTAAATAATATACTTTTTTATTTTTTCTTTTCTTTTTCATCAATTATAAATTCTTTATTCTTTTCAATAAACTTTAATAATTTATTGAAATTTTCTTCAGATAAATCTTTTCCGTCAAAAAGATTATTTTCTTGAAGAGCTTCTTTAAGATTGTTTTTATTTTTACAAGGTGCGTTTTTTGTGTCTAAATCTAATAAGTAATTAGCATCAACATCAAGTGCACCACAAAGTAAACATAATGTATCTGCATCAGGTTTGCTTGTACCTTTTTCCCAATTAGATATGGCAGTGTTTCCAAAAGATGCTTCTTTTGTACTTATTAAGTCTGCTAATTGTTGTTGACTTAGATTTTTGTTTAGTCTAGCTTGTTTTATGTTTTTTCCTAGTGACATAATATATTCCCACCTCTTTTCAAATAAAATTATATCATAAAAAAACGTCAAGTAAATACAAAAATTCAAGAAACTTGAATTTTTATTCAAAAAATGTATTGACAATATTCAAGAACTATGAAATAATGAAAATAACTTCAAGATACTTGAAGTAAAGATAAAATAGGAGGTGCTATATGAAAGTTTATGAAAAACTAGCAAATTACTTAAAAGTAAATGGAATTAAGCAATCATATGTTGCTAAACAAACAGGTATTCCAGAAAATACTTTAAGTATGATCATTAATGGAAAATTAAAATTAGATGCAGAAAAATTAAGAGACATAATAATTGCACTTAATATTGATCCATCTATATTAATAACTCCAGTTAAAAATTCATCAAACGAAAAATCAGACACTGAATAACATAAGATTTAATGAGGTGTTGAAATGAAAGAAAGTTACCACACAATAAAAGATTTTAAGCTTGACCAAACAAAGGTTAAAATTTGTATAAAAAATATTCCTACGGAAGAACAAATAAAAAGAAAATTAACACAAATTTATGATGTGATTAATGAGATAGCAGATTCAGCAAAAACAAGAGGAATTGATACTTCAAAATGGTTTTATACAAATAAGCAATTAAAAAAGTTAAAAGAAAACCCTAACAATAATTTTATTTAACTTTTTTATAAAAAATAATGGACAAGCATCATTGAAAGGATAAGAAGACTATGAAAAAGAAACGTAAATTAAAAAAATGGGTTAAAGTAACTCTATTTATATTATTTATAACAATAATAACATTAATAATTATGAAAGGAGTTAATAACTTTAAGAAGTTGGCTAATGATTGTGATAAAAGTAAAGGATATATATGTACATATTACGAAATTAGACAACATTCTTTAAGTAAGTAAGATTATGAAAATAAAGTATAAAAAAAGATTTATGAATTGTACTAGAACTCATAAATCAAATTGTAAACTTTGTAATTTACTCTCTAATTGTACCAAATTTTGAGGGTAAAGTCAAAAAATGGAACGATTGGAGGTAGAACATGAAAGATAGTTATATAATGCATTGCGATTATGATGATCATTTTAATTTATTAACAGATGAAGAACTTGGACGACTTATTAGAGATGTAAATAATTATGTAAAAAATGGTGTTTTACCTCATTACACAAAAGAAGATCGTGTTTTAAATATGGCTTTTAGTTTTATGAAAACCAACATTGATATAGAAACTCAAAAATATATCAAAAAATGTGAAAAAAACAAAGAAAATGGTAAACGTGGTGGGCGACCTAAAAATTCAGAAAAACCGAATGGTTTTGGAGAAAACCCAACAGAAGCCAAAAAACCCGATACTGATACTGAAACTGATACTGATACTGAAACTGAAACTGATACTGAAACTGATACTAATACTAGTGTGTGTAATAATAGCGCATGCGAAAACATATGTCACTTAGGAAGTAAATTTAAATCAGAGTCATGTTTCTATTGTATGAAAAAACATCTATGTAAAAATAAAGAGTCGCCAGACTTCAAAATAAAACATCCTAATGAAACATTTGAAAGTTGGGATGAAAGAAAAACAGAGACTTATAATTCATTAATTCAAAATATGAAAGAAAATGGACAAGCCGTTATTCCAGAAGAATTATTAAATTACGACTGGTTAAATAATTAGAAAGAAAGAGGAAAAAATATGAAAAATTTAATAACAAAAAAAGATATAGATAACATTTTAAAAGATACACTAATTAAAGTTGAACAATACGGAGATAAAACAACAGTTTTAAAAGCTACATTGCCTAATGACTTTGTAATTGTTGAGAGCTCTAGCTGCGTAGATCCTTCAAACTTCGATATGAAAGTTGGAGAAGAAATATGTATGGAAAAACTATGTAATAAAATATGGGAACTAGAAGGTTATAAATTGCAATCAAAATTTATGGAGGAAAAGAAAAATGAGAATAACTAGTGTAAAAACAAAAAAATTAAATGATGCCGCAAATACGAGACTTATTGGTGTTGCATCTGCTGTAATTGATAATGTATTTATTGTAAAAGATATAAAAATAATTAGAGGTGATGATCATTTATTTATCTCAATGCCTAGTCAGAAAATGCCAGATGGAAGTTATTCAGATGTAGCTCATCCACTTAACAAAGATTGTCGCAAATTATTTGAAGATGCAATTTTAAAAGAATATTATAGCGAAGGTGTAGAAAATGAAGAAGTTGAGAATTAAAATTAAAAAAATATTTGATAATTATATTAATTTCACTTTATCAAATGAATTTAAAAATATATTGATTATTTTATTAGTGATTTTATTATTTGCAATTTTCTTATATTGTTTAATACTTACTGATTTTACAAAAAAACTAGAAACTATTAATACAGATCGTGAAAAAGATTTTGCAGAAATAACTAAAGAAAATGAGAATTTAAAAAAAGAATATAGAAGTATTGTTATAGAAAATGAAACATTAGAAGAGGCTTTAAGCAATTTTCTTACTCCAAATTCAGAAAGTGAGGATGATTCATTATGATAATAAGTGTTATATCCCTTTTAGTTGGTTTATTGATTGGACTTGTTGTTATGGATATTGGCTACAATCAAAAAATAAATAGTATGAAAACTTATATTATAGAACAAAAGAAAATTATTAATAAAAAAGATAAATCGTTAGTTGAAACAATATATATATTACAATCCATAAAAAGATTTATAAAAAACGAAAAAAGATTTATAAAAAATCTTAAACCAGTTCCTGTATCAAAATTAGAAGATGAAGAAAGTATAATTGCTGGTAAGTACATTTCACTTATAAATATTCAAAATGAGATAAGCAGATTAGAAAGAACATTTAATAGTAAAAAATAGCATTATAAAAAGGTATAAAAAATTTAAAAACTATTTTTACTAAAAAAATTATTTAAAACCAATAATTATAAAGAAAAAGAGGCTATTATACTGAGGTAACAAAATTATTTGTGAATGTTACTTCAATATATAGCAAATAGGGGTGATTTAGATGACCATTGAAGAATTAGAGAATAGCATTGATAATTTTGTAACAGATTTAAGAGATTCGGAAATAAAGCAATCAAGTTTACAAGTATATAAAACAAACATAAATCAATTTATTAATTATTTAAAAGAACAGAATAAAATAGATTTTAATAAAAATGATTATATCAATTACAGAGATTATATGAAAGAAAATAAAAAGTATGAGATTACAACAATAAATAAGTACATCGTAATCTTGAATAAATATTTTTCTTACTTAAAGCATGATGATTTAAAAATAAAACAATTACGACAACAAAAAAAACATTATTTAGAAAATGTTCCAACAGTTGTAGATTATAAAAGAATATTAAGAGCAGCAAAGAAAAATGATATAATTGCATATTATTTTATTCTTATTGCTTCGTATACAGGAATGCGAGTTTCTGCAATTTTAGAAATAACTATTGAATCACTTAAAGAATCTAAGCATAATGAGGATTATATAAAAATCTATTCAAAAGGTAAGTATAATGAAGTACCTTTCCCTGCGTGGCTTAGAAGAGAAGTTTTAAAATATGCTAAAGAAAAGAAAATTAATAAAGGTTATCTATTTCCATCTCCATATAAAAAAGGGAAACCTTACACAAGAAAAACAATGTGGAAGAAAGTTCATAAAGTTACAGGCCTAGCAAGAATTGATTTAGAAAAAGGACATCCACATGCATTCCGACATTTGCTGGGTAAAGAAATAACGAAAGAAATTAATGATAGTCAGACTATTGCAGATATTTTCGGACACGAAAGTTTGAAAACTACATCACAATATCAGCAAAAAACGAAAAAAGAAATATCTAAAATTTTAAATGATTTTAGATTCAAATAATTTAGGAGGTAGAAAAATGGATTTATGGATAAGAAGTCAAGAAAAAGAAAGATTAATAAAACCAACAGATCTTTATATAGAAGAAACTATCGATTATGTAAATAAATGTAGTAAATTTGATATTTATGCTTTAAATTATGCTAATAATGACATAAGAATAGGGACTTATCAAACAAAAGAAAGAGCATTAGAGGTATTAGAAGAGATTCAAAACATATTAGTTGGGACAATAATAATTAAATCAAATGCTTTCCTCTCACCATCTGATCAAGAAAAATTAAGAGAAAGATTTAAAACTGATACATTACCAATTATTGAACAACCAAGTTATGAAATAAAACCATTGCAAAATTTTATTGTTTATAAAATGCCAGAGGAGTAATAATCATATGAATAGATATAGTTTAAACTATAAAAATGCAATAAAATATATAAGTTTAATAGACAGAATAAAATTATTATTTGTTAAACCAATGTATTTGTGTAGTAAAGAATTTAATTTTAAAATCAAATATAAAGTACATAAAGGAAAATTATATATTTTGAAAGAAATGTGGGAGAATAAACAATGAAAGATAAATTAGAAACTGGCGCAATGTTAAATCCTAAATGTCAAGAATGTTCAAAAAAAGATACTTGTAATAACAAAACATTATGTGCTTATTTAATACCAGTAAAGATTGGTGTTGTTATAAAAGAAGATATACAAAATTTAATAAGTAAATCATTAAATATAGAAATTAATAGTGAAATAGACTATAGCAAAACCTGTTACATGAAAAGAGGAAGTAAATGACTGAAATATGGGTTAGAAAAAACAAGTATATTAGATTGAGAATCACAGAAGTCGGTTGTACTTACAGAGCTGATATATCTTTTAACAAATATTATTATAACGAAAGTATTACTAGATATTATGAAATAAATTTTGTTGTATTTCATCCTTATGATTATTCTTCTTCAGAAGAAGCTTTTGAAAAAGCAAAAGAGTGGTTATATGAAGAATTAAAACTATTACAAGATAATATGAATTTAAGAGAGGTGTCAGAATGAGTTTAGATGTTAAAAATGATAGCATATATGCAACTAAATTTTATACTATGCAAAAGCAAATTGATGATTTACAACAAGAAAATAAACAATTAAAATATAATCGTGATAAGTTAAAAGAAGAATTAAGAAAAATAAGACAATCAACTTTTACAAAATATGGTAAGAACGAATGGGAAAATTGTCTATCATTTAATGATGATATATTACCGTTAATTAAAAAAAATCAAGAACTAGAAAGAAGTGATAGTAATGAATAAATATTGTTATGAAATAAAAGATGGAAAATGTAAAGGCTATTTTAAAATATATCAAGCAAAAAATGGATCTATTCAATTAATGTTGGGTAATTGTAATACTACTTTATCAGCACAACAAATATTGGATTTAAACATATATACATTTGATTTAATTGATTATGACCACGATAGATTTTTAGAATTTTATAAGTTAGGTGATAGTAGTGAAAAAGATAATTGATATTGTTGATATTAAAAATGCAAAATATTTAAAATTTTATGTGGAAAATGGATTTATATATTGCGAAAATTCAAGCGGTGAAAGAGTAATAGTAGGTGATAATAATGTTAAATATTAAAGATAATGACTTAAATGACATAAGAAAATATTTAAACTTAAGAAAACAATATACTAAATTAGAAAGAAGTTTAGAAAAAAGATTAGCAGATATTATTGATATGAAATACGGAGATTATATAAGTGGATTTGAAAATCATAAAGTTAAAGTTGATAAAGATGGTAAAGAATATATTCTATTTGATAATGATTGTAGAGCATATAAACAAGTAGAAGGACATTTTGTTTATCAAGTAACAAGATGGGAAGACGATTATTATGGAAGTATTTTTTATTTAATAAAAGATAACGAGTATTTAAGAATAGAATTTTAATAAAGAAAGTGAATGAAGATAATGTTATTAAGTATAAGCCCTGTAGGACCTATCATTGTGCCAAAAACAATCAATTGTAGTGATTATGCAGTACCACAATGGTTAGGAATAAGTTTAATTGTTTTGTTAGCATTGTGCATTTTAGCACTATTGATTTTAGTAATAAAAATGATTTTTGATTAGGGGTGATAGTAATGAATGAAGCAGAAGAAGAGTTAATTCTAATTATGGATGAAAAATTTGATAATCCAATTGAAGTAATTGAGCAACAGGAAAAATTTATAGAATATTTAACTATTAAAATTGAAAAACTACAATGCGAAAAATCAAAATTAATCGAAATGTTAAATCAGCAAGAAATATCATTAACTTCCAGAAAAATCTAAAAAAGAATATAGGAGGTAAATGAATATGGCTAAAGTTTATAATTCTAGATGGGAAGCAAAACCATTAATAGTAAATTTTAATCAAAAGCAGTGGCGACAAGATTTTGCAGCATTTATTAGAAAAAAATTATTCTGGGATAGTACTACAATGGTAACTAGATCGAAAGCAAAAACAAAAGGTGTTAATTTAATTACAAAAGGAATTAAAATGTTTGAGGTTTATAATGGATATGGTGGTAGTATCAAAGTAGAGTATCAAAATGAAAATGAAATTCTATATACTACTAATCCTGATTTAGTAAATAAATATTTAGAAGAAAGGAAAAAATAGTATGAATAATAATGTTCGTTGTTCTTTTTGTGGAATCATTATTGAAGATACATTTTACAAATGCTTAGATAATTATTTACAAATTTGTTTTTTTGATACAGAAGGAGAAAATTGTTTTTGTTCAGAAGAATGCTTTTGCAAATATATGAATTTACAACAAGAAAAAATAGAAGAGGAAAATAAGACAGAGGTATTATCTAGTGAAAAATGATGTGCACACAATGGATGAAGCTATAAAAAAATTAGGCGATGGTTTTAAAAAAGCCCTTCCATCGCTTACAGAGTTTATAGAAAATATTTGTAAAGCATATGTTAATGTTTTTGAAAATATAAAAGATAAAATATTTATATTTGAAAAAATGAAGATTTCACGAAAACGTTTTGTTAAACTTTTAATGAGTATTGGTTATCAAAGAAATGAAGCAAATAAAATTGCTTGGCGTTATCACGCAGAAAAAGGAAGATACACATTTTTAGATTTTATAAAAGAAAGTAATAAATAAAAAGGAGGAAAAATAATATGGCTGCAGATATAACAGCCAGCGAAGAAAGAACACAAAATCTTAAAGAAATAACAAACTATATAATTGAAGAATTGACCAAAAGAAATATTTTAAGAAAAAATAATTCAACGTTTCAAAATACTGAGTCACTTCTTTATAGATACAATGATTTAAAAAAATCAATAGAAGATCGTGAAGAAGAAATTGAAGAAATAAGATTATATGGATTAAGAGGTAAATCTAAATCAATAGTTAAAATGCCAGAAGGTGGACACAAGGACTATGATGAAATAGAAGAAGAAATAATTGAGAATATTTATTCCAGTATTAAAAGAACACAACTCATAATTAACAGAATAGATCGTGTTATAAAAAAATTTGGTGATGATAAGTATATAGAAATTATCAGGTTAAAGTATTTTGAAAATAAAACACAGCAAGATATAGCAGATTATTTTGAAAAAGATACAACCACTATTTGGAGAAATAATAAGCGTTTAATCAATGAAATAAAGGTTTATCTTTATCCAGAAGATGTTATTAAAGAACTTAACTATTGACAAAATGCAATAAGTGGTGCAATAAGTACGCAATTGACATACCAATTTTTTCATAATATAATGTGTACAATGAAATTATTAGAAATTGATAAACACGTTTGTTTTACAGGCGTGTTTTTTTTGTGTGTTTGGAGGTATTATGGCTAAAGATTTTGCAAAAGAATTTTATCGTTCAAGTGCTTGGCGTAAGACTAGAAATTATATATTCAATAAAAAGCATGGAATATGTGAACGTTGTCATGGAGCATTTGGTCCAGGTGAAATCGTACATCATAAAATCTATTTAACACCTAATAATATTCATAATCCAGCAATAACTTTAAATGAAAATAATCTAGAGTTATTGTGTAGAGTATGTCATGCGTTAGAACACGAAGGTCAATTATCTACAGATAAAAGCCTTATGTTTGATGATGACGGAAACTTAGTTGAGAGGAGTATAGACAATGTCATTAATAATTTATACAAATAATATTGTGATTAGTTATGATATTGTTTTTAGTGGTACTGTAGAAGAGTTAGCGCAAGCACTTGATGAAGGCTTAGTACTATTAACAACAAAAGAAGGTAATAAAGTATTAATTAATCCAGAGCAAGCAGTGTCAATTGAAATAAAAAACTCCCCCCTAAATTAAAATAAAAAACACTTTCCAGTGAACCGCGCTTGAGTCCTTTCTATAACCGATTCAGTCGCATGAGGGGGGTGTAGTCAAAGGTGGTGCAGATATGGGAAACGAAGAGCTTAATTCTAAAGAATTAAAAGAAGATGATAAATTTTCGATTGAATTAAAAAAACTTAAAAAAATATTCAAAAATATACCAAAAGATAAAAAGAATTTAGTAAATAAACTTATAGAAAGTGCCGCTTTTATGTCAATTGAATTAAAAAAATTGGAACTTTATATAAGTGAAAATGGTGTTACTGAGGAATATCAAAATGGTAGAGAACAATGGGGTACAAAAGTATCTACAGAAGCATCTGTTTATAACACTATGATAAAAAATTATACTTCTATCATAAAACAACTATGTGAATTATTGCCAGATGGTTTACCTTCATCTAAAGAAGGTAATGCTTTAATGAATTTTGTCACTAAACCAAAAGGTAAGTAATATGAATTACATTAGAGAGTATAATAGTAAATTACAATCTGGCGAAATAAAAACAAGTAAACGAGTTAAAAAGGTTTACGAAAGATTAATAAATGAAATGGACAATACCGATTGTCCGTTTTATTTTGATGAAAAAACTGCTAATAGACCAATAGAGTTTGCAGAAACTTTTTGTAAACAATCTCAAGGTTGTTTAGGTGCAGACTTAAAACTTGAATTATTTCAAAAAGCATACATTCAGGCTTTATTTGGTTTTTTAGATAAAAAAACTGGATATAGAAGATTTAATGAAACAATGTTTTTGGTTGGACGTAAAAATGGAAAGACAACTATGCTTTCAGCAATAGCATTATATTTGTTAATTGCAGATTACGAAGGTGCTGCAGAAGTATATTCAGTTGCAACAAAAAAAGAACAAGCAAAAAAGGTTTTAACAGAAGCTTGCAATATGGTAAAGCAAAGCCCAGAGTTGAGGTCTGTTCTTAAAAAAAGAAGAAATGATTTATATTTCAATGCAACATCATCTATTTTTGAAGCACTAGCTTCTGATTCTAATACACTAGATGGATTAAATAGTCATGCAGTTATTATTGATGAGTTGCACGCAATTAAGGATAGAAACTTATATGAAGTTATGAAACAATCTATGACATCAAGAAGACAACCACTTCTTGTTATGATAACTACTGCAGGTACAGTCAGAGAGTGTATTTTTGATGATAAATATGATTATGCTTGTCGCGTTGCTGATAATGAAATAGTAGATGATCACTTTTTACCAATCCTCTATGAACTTGATAATCGTGAGGAATGGGTGGATCCTAATTGTTGGATAAAAGCAAATCCAGGTTTAGGAACAATTAAAAGTTATCATAATCTTTCTATTGAAGTTGAGCGTGCTAAAAATGATCCTAAAAATTTACCAGGTTTATTATGTAAGGATTTTAATATTCGTGAAAATGAAAGTAATGCTTGGTTGAGTTTTGAAGAAGTTAATAATACAGAAACTTTTGAGTTAGAAGAAGTAAAGAATACCTATGCAATAGGTGGGTGTGATTTATCTGCTACAACAGATTTAACTTGTGCAACTTTACTTGTTAGAAAATCAAATGATGAAAAGATATATGTATTACAGCATTATTTTTTACCGCAAATAAAAATAGACAGATTAGATGAAAAAAACACACAAGAAGCACCATACAAGCAATGGCGTGATAGAGGTTTGCTTACTGTGTGTGAAGGTAGTAGAGTAAATTATTCTGAAGTAACAGATTGGTTTGTTCAAATGCAGCAAGAATATGAAATAGATCCTATTTTTATTGGTTATGATAGAGCACTTGCGGGTTATTGGGTTGACGAAATGAAATCAAATGGTTTTCAAATGGAAGCCGTCGCTCAAGGACCATTTACTTGGAGTCAACCGATGAGGGAGATGGGCGCAGCACTTGCTGATAAAAAAGTAAATTATAATAATAATCCAATATTAAAATGGTGTCTAACAAATACAGCAGTAAAAAAGAGTGGTTTAAATAATATTCAACCAGTAAAAATAAATGAGCGTCGTAGAATTGATGGAGCCGTATCACTTCTTAATGCGTGGGTATTGTATGTCAAGTATTATGAAGATTTTATGTATAGTGTGGGGTGAGTAAATGAAAAAGAGAGGTTTATTTAAAACAATATTTGGAGAAAAAGAAAAAATAAAAGATACAGTTAATTCAACAGAATTTAATATGTATAGTTTATTAAATTCTTTTAATTCAATATACCAAATGAATACAGGTAACGCCTGGGATATGAACATTGTAAGAAGTGCAGTTGATGCATATTGTAGGAACTTTGCAAAATTAAAAGCAAAGCATACTAGAATAGGTAAAACAGGTACATCTAGATTAGAAAAATTATTAAACTATAAGCCAAATTCATTGATGGAAGCTTATAGTTTTTATTATAAAATAGCTGCAAATTTAAAGTTAACTAATAATGCATTTATTTATCCGGAATGTAGCGACTCGGGAGATATAATTGCGTTTTGGCCTTTAATGAGTAATCAAATTGTACTTCTTGAATATAAAAAACAATTATATTTAAAATTTATCTTTAAAACTGGAAAAATAAAAGTTGTTCCATATGAAGAAATTATTCACCTTAGGGGACATTTTTTTGATAATGACATTTTTGGAAGCAGTAATAGAGCTTTAAGACCAGCACTGGATACAGCAAACGCGATAGACCAAGGTGTGTCAAATGGTGCAAAGATGATTAACAGCGTTAGAGGTATTTTATCGGCTAAGATTTCATCTAAAGAAGATGATTTAACAAAACAAAGAGATAAATTCGTAGAAAACAATTTTAAAATTTCATCAAATGGAAGTGGAATTATTGTCACTGATTCAAAGATGGATTATAAGCCAATTGATGAGAAAACATCTCCAATTTCGAAAGACCAATTAGAGTATACAAAAAATGCTATATATGACTATTTTGGAGTAAATGAATCAATAGTACAAAATAAGTTTGATGAGAATGAGTGGAATGCATTTTATGAGGGTGCTATTGAGCCTATTGCTATACAAATGAGTCAATGCTTTACTAACAAAATTTTTACTGATAATGAGCGAAATTTTGGTAATGAAATAACATTTGAAGCAAATAGACTTCAATATGCTTCTAATGTAACAAAAGTATCTGTCGTTCAAGCTTTATCACCAGTTGCGGTTTTAATGATTGATGATGTTAGAGAAATGTTTAATTTGGCTCCACTTCCAAATGGAGAAGGACAAAAGGTTTTGCAATCTCTAAATTATATTAATTCAAAAATTGCAGATAATTATCAGTCTGGAAACAAAAACGATGAAAATGACAAAGGAGATAAAGGAGGTGGAAGTAATGGCGAAGAATAAAGAAGAAGTAGAACAATCAATAACTGAAGAAGTAATACAACTTGAAAGTTATATAAGTTATGAACTTTTAGAAAAAAAGAAAAAAGAAAAACCAAATGCAAAATTTATTTTGCCAAATGGAAAGGAGGCTGTTCTTAATGCTAAACAAAAATAAAAACAATGTAGTTAATAAAACAAATCGTGAAATAAGAATGTTTTCAGATTTCAAATTAAAAGAACTTAGAAGCGAAAACGATGAAGAAAAACAGGACTATGTACATGGTGTACCTGTTGTTTTCAATGTTCCAACTTGCTTGTATGAGTATGAGGGAGTAAAGTTCTATGAACAAATAGATCGCCACGCATTTGATAATTGTGATATGTCAGATGTTATTTTTAACTATAATCACGGAGGACCAGTTCTTGCAAGATTAAGAAATAACACTTTGAAATTATCATTAAATGACGTTTGTATGGAAATGGATGCATTTCTTGGCGGTACGAATAATGGTAGAAACACTCTTGAAGAAATAAGAGGTGGCTACATAGATAAAATGAGTTTTGCTTTTGTAGTTGCAGAAGATGAATACGATTCAGCAACACATACAAGGACAATTACTCGTATTAAAAAGCTATACGATGTTTCAGTAGTTGATATACCAGCTTATGATCAAACAAGTATTTCTGCTAGGTCGTTCTTTGAGGTGGAGTACGAAAAAGAACAAAGAGCTTTGGAGCAAGCCGAACTTAGAGAAATATGTATAGCAAAATCAAAAATTTAGTAGTTCAAAGAGGAGGAAAAAGAAAATGAACGAAAAAAGATTAAAAGAAATAAAAGACAGAAAAACAGAAATAAGAAGTCTTTTAGAAGATACTTCAAAAGAAGTAAATATGGAAGAAATAAACCAAGAATTAGATAACTTAAATAAAGAACAAAGCGAAATTGAAGCAAGAAGTAAAGTTGCTTTACAACTAAGAAATGGCGAAATTGAAGCGGATAAAGAATCAAAAGTTTCTGCTGATGAAGAAGATGACGAGGAGGTAGAAGTTGTGACAAAAGAAGAAAGAAAATCAAAAATGTCAAAAGAAGTAAGATCATTCTTAAAATATATGATGTCTGGTGGTAAAGAAACAAGAGGAGTTACTTTACAAAATGGACAAGCCGTTGTTCCAGAAGAATTAGATAATGAAATAATTACTGAAATGCGTGAAGTATCAGATGTAATGAATTTCATAAATTTAAAAAATGTAAAAGGTACTTTAAGAGTAGGTAATATATCTGCAATTGGTGCTAATAAAGATAAAGATGGAGATTCTATTGAAGCAAAAGGTGGAGTAACTGGAGATGTTACTTTTGGTTCATACAGAACAAGTGCAAAAATAGAATTAGGTGTTGGTTTAGATGCCGAAAGTTTAGATGCATTTAAAGAAATAATTGTAAGTGAACTTGCCTTAGCTCTTGCTATTGAAATTGAAAGTCAAATTTTGAATGGTACAGGAACAAACGAAGCAAAAGGTTTATTTGTTGAAGAATTACCAGCTGCACAAAAAATGACTGTTAAACTTTCAGAGTTCTGCCATACAAATTTAACAACTCTAAAAGGATTAATTCGTCAAGCATATGGTAAACGTGCAAGCTTCCTTATTAATACTAAAACTTTCCATTCATTAATTGAAGGTATGGTTGGTTCTGATAAACATCCTATATATAATTCAGATAGTGAATTATTATTAAAGAAACCTGTTATTCTTTCCGATGAAGCACCAGAAAATAAAATCTTATATGGTAATGGAAAAAGATATTGGTACAATTACAATATGGCTCCACAAATTGCAAGTTCTGATCAAGAAAAATTCTCAGAAGGATTAATTGTTCACAGAGCGTTAGCATTTGGTGATGGTCACGTTATGGATAAAAAAGCATTTGCTGTTTTAACAATTGATACTACTGAAGCTGCTTCTTCTGATACTGAGGTGAAAGGATAATGAGAACTTATAAATTAAAAGTTGCAATGCCATTTACTGATAAGTATGATGAAGAAAGAAAATATAAAAAAAATGAAATAATAGATGTAACTGAAGAAAGGGCTTTAGAGCTTTTTTCTTCAGATTATCATTTAGTTAAATATGTTTCTTATGAAGATGATAATAATAGTGAAATTTTAGAAGAAAATAAAAGTTTAAAAAAAGAAATTGAATTATTAAATTCTAAAATTGTTGAATTAGAATCTTCAACTAAAAAAGAAAAGGTAGTAGATAATGCTAATAAAATAGAAAAAAATAACAATAAAAATGAAGAAAAATAATTTTTTTGAGGAGTGATATTATGAACAATAAAGTAAATGATGAATTTATTAAAGAAATCAGAGGTTTTCTTAGAATAACTATTGATGATCCAGTAATAAATAATGAAATAGTTACTCACATTAATGCTTGTAAAAAGGATTTAATGAGAAATGGTATCACTTCAACAAAGGCTAATGATGAAAAGGATAGTCTAATAAAAACGGCTATTCTTCTTTATTGTAAGGCCGAATTTGGTTTAGATAATAAGAATTATGAAAAATATCGAAATTCTTATGAAACATTAAGAACTGAACTTGCTATGACTTCTGAATACATTAATGAGGTGAAATAATATGTGGGATAAAATTTTATATTTAATGGAAGAAATAGAAACATTTGATAAACTTAATAGACCGCATTCTTCTTATAAAGGACATAAAGTTTATGCAAATAAAAAGTCTATTAAAAGAAGTGAGTTTTATCAAGCATATGCTGCTGGATATAAGCCAGAAAAATGCTTTGAAGTTAAGACTGTAGAGTTTGATGAAGATAAGTATACCCATGCAAAGTATGAAGGTACTATGTATAGAATACTACGATCTTATGAAATAGATAGCGAAAATACTGAAATAGTACTTACAGGATTTGCAAATAAACATGACAAATAGTAATGTAGAATTTATTAATACTTCGTCTGAAGTAAAAAAAACTATGGTAAAACTATCAAAGTCAGCGCTTCGTGCTTCTGCCAAAGTTGCTGGTAAAGAAATAAGAAAAAACACTCAAAAATACACTGCTAGATTATCAAAACAAGTTGGCTATTGGGCTAAAATAGATAAAAAAACTGGTCAACCTGAGCTTCAAATAGGATATTATTCTAAGGCTACTGCTAAAAAGAAAGGAAAAAAATTATCACATGCTAATCCCGCTTGGCCTGAATTTGGAGTAAAGTCACATGTTATAAGTATAAAAAGAGCTAATACCTTGAGTGATGGAAAAATAAATTATGGTAAATCTATAAATCATCCAGGTATTAAAGGTAATAGCACTTTAAGAAATAGTGTATTTAATAATATTGATGCAATCAGAGATGCACAGAAAGAATTTTTATCAGAGCTTAACAAAACAATAGATGTAGCTAAAGGTAAAATAGTAGAAAGTGAGGAGGTAGAAGATGCCTGATTTTTTTATTGCTTTACAGAAATTTGTTAATGAAAAAGATATAATTCCATTATATTATGAAGAAGCATCTAAAAATGCTTCTTTTCCATATGGTGTAATTAAGGATCCTAAAGAAACAGATTTAAGATTTGGGAAGCTTGTATATTACGATATATACATATGTACAGCAGATGATTTTATTGGTGAAAAATTGGAGGAAAAAGTACAAGAATTAATTAAGACTCTTGATGGTATGATTTTCCCTGAAGAAAAAGCCGTTACATATTTTGAATCGCAAAATCCAGTTCAAGATGTTGAATTTGAACTAATAAAAAAACAAGTGACATTTAGTGTAAAAATATTTTAAGGAGGGAAAACTAATGTTAAAAGTATTTACAGAAAATGATACAAAAAAAATACAAATTGATGAAGGTATAGTTGTATTTAATCTTGGTAAAGAAAATGAAAAAATTCTTGGACCTACAAGGGGTGGAGTAGAAATGACTATCACGCCTGAAATTCGTGATATTGAATTTGATGGCCGTCGTGGTAAAACCTTAGGAATGCAAGTAATTGATGGAGAAGATGCAACTATTAAAGTTGTTTCATTATGCTGCAGTCAAGATACATTGATGAAAACATTACCAAATGCTAAGTTAGATGAAAATCAAGTTATTAAGCAAGGCGATTTTGGTCCTATAGAAAAAGAAAAGTATATTGAAACTATAGATGTAATTACACAAATGTTAGATAAAACATACAAAATTCTAACATTCAATTATGGTTTACATGAAGGTGCTTTTTCGTATAAAGCAGCGCCTAAAGCTGAAAATGAACATAATCTTGAAATTATACCTCATTATACAATTGATGATGCTTCAAGATTATATCAAATTAAAGATAGTGCAACTTGCCCTATAACAGTTGGAGAATAAAATAAAAATTATTCTCCTTTTTGTTTTCTATTTGAGCGATAACAAAAGGGAGAATAAATGAAAGGAAAAAAAGAAATGAAAACAAAATATTTATTATTATTAAGTGAAATCATAGATAAAATGGAAATAAAAGAAGAATTACAAAATCTAAATTTTAATACAGGAAATGAAAAGGAAGATAAAGAAAAATTAGGTACTGCACTTATAACTCTTTTAATAACTAGATTATATAAATGTGAAAAAGAAGTATATAACTTTATTGCAGAATATAAAGGTTATTATCCAAAAGAACCTGAAATATTACCAGATGATTCGAGAGACGAAAAAAATAGAAAAAATGAAGAATATGAAGAAGCAATAAAAAATGCTCTTAAAAAAGCTTCAGAAGAAGATGTAATATCTATATTTAAAGATATTACTAAATTGCCTGGAGTATCTAGTTTTTTATCTATATCGTAAGTATTGGAACCGCAGAAGTCTTACGAGTACTTTATAAACATTATGGCGGTATAGACTGGTTTGATGGTAAGCCAGCTTTTTTATTTGAAAAATGTTTAGATAATGCAATAGAAAAAGAAAAAGAATTACCGAAACTTATTAATGAAATTGTAAAAACAATATCAAATAAAGATAAGTTTATTCCACAATTTGAAAAAGTTCAGAAACCTCAAAAAAAAATGAGAAGCGCAGAAGAAATAATGAAGGATTACGGATTAGGAGGTGTTAAAATTGGCTAGTATTTTTAGTTTATATGGTTCTATTTTTATAGATAATGAAAAGGCTAATAAAGCAATCGATGACACCGAAAAAAAAGGAGAGAGCTTCGCCTCAAAATTAGGAGGAGTTTTTTCTAAAGTAGGTAAAGGAGCACTTGTTTTAGGTGGTACGTTAGCTACTGCAGCCGCAACTGTTGGGACACTTGCTTTAAACACTTCTAAAGATGTAGATCAAGCGATGAATTCTTTTGCAGTTCAAATTGGTGCTGGGAAAGATGATATAAAGGAATATCAATCAGTGCTTGAAAGTATTTATAAAAATAATTATGGTGAATCGTTTGATGATATAGCAAATTCAATGGCGACAGTTAATCAACAATTTGGTGATCTTAATAATCAAGATTTACAAAATATAACCGAATCAGCAATTGCTCTTAGAGACTCTTTTGGGATAGATGTATCTGAATCTATAAGAGCAGTACAAGCAATGATGAAAAATTTTGGCGTAACAGCTGATGAAGCATTTTCTTTAATTGCTCAAGGTCAACAATCCGGTTTAGATTTTTCAGGAGAATTAATTGATAATATTAATGAGTATTCTGTACAATTTAATAAGTTAGGATTATCAGCAAATGACATGTTTAATATATTTCAATCTGGTTCAAGTGCCGGAGCATTTAATTTAGATAAAATAGGTGATGCAGTAAAAGAGTTCTCTATTCGTGCAATAGATGGTTCTAACACTACAATAGATGGATTTACTAAATTAGGAATGAATGCAGATGAGATGGCTAAAAAATTTGCTAGTGGTGGAGATACGGCTAAAGAAGCATTCTATCAAACAATAGACGCTATTAAAGCAATGGATGATCCTGTACAACAATCCATCGTTGGTGTTGATTTATTTGGTACAATGTGGGAAGATTTAGGACCAGAAGTTGTTACACAATTAGGTTCCATTAAAGATATGTATGACGGAACAGCAGATTCTATGGAATCTATTAAAAATATAAAATATGACGATTTAGGAAGTATGTTTGAGGGACTTAAAAGAAATGTACAAATGCTTTTACTACCTTTAGGAAATGCATTAATGCCAGTAATAGTTACATTAATTAATTTAATTATGGATAATATGCCTTTAATTGAAGATTTAATTAATAGATTAACTCCTGTAATAATGCAACTATTTAGTACCTTAATTCCCGCCATACAGCCGCTTGTCGAGACCTTATTGCCACTGATAATGGATGTTGCAGAAAATGTACTTCCTTTATTTTTAGATCTATTAACTCAGTTAATGCCGCCCATTATACAGATAGTTCAGGCGTTACTTCCTGTTTTTGTTCAAATTATTGGTGAGTTATTACCTCCATTTTTACAAATAGTTCAATCAGTATTACCATTACTTCTTAATTTAATTGAACCATTACTTCCTCTCTTAACACCATTACTAGACTTATTACAACCATTTTTTGATTTATTGGTTATGATTTTACAACCTTTGACTGAATTACTTAACGTAATTTTGCCACCTCTAATTAGTGTTCTAACGGTTATTATAGAATCAATTATGCCATCTCTAAGTTTTACATTTACTTATGTAAGTAATGCAATTGGTAGTGTATTTGGAACAGCAATTAATTTAATTACTTCACAATTACAAATAGCAAAAAGTAATTTTCAAAACATTATTGATTTTATAAAGAATGTATTTACCGGTAACTGGAAAGGTGCTTGGGAAAATGTTAAAAATATATTTAGTAATATTATGAATGGGCTTGGTAATTTATTTAAATTTCCAATTAATTTAATTATTGATGGAATGAATTCCTTTATAAAAGGATTAAATAAAATTAAAATTCCAGATTGGGTACCAGGTGTTGGCGGAAAAGGACTTAGTATATCATTAATTAGAAAACTTCGTGTTGGTATGGATTATGTACCTTATGACGAAATGCCTGCGTTATTGCATAAAGGAGAACAAGTTTTAACAGCTGATGAAGCAAAAGATTATAGAGAAGAAAAACAATCCTCTATTACTAATAATGAAACAACAAATAACTTTAATTTAACTATTAATAGTACAGAACCATTGTCGCCTGCGGAAACAGCAAGAAAAACACGAAAAGTACTTCAAGAATATAATTTAAAATATGGAGGTGCTTAAAATGGAAAGAAAATTAGTTTATGAGAATTATAAAGGAAGCAAAATTACATTTGAGTATAAGCCTCCTTTTATTCTTTCTATGTGTGATGGATTCCATGAAGTTTCTGGTACCGTTAATAGTGTTAGTTCTGCTTATGGTGTAGGAACAACTTGGAATGGTACAAGTATTGGTGAAAGAGATTTAACTATTAAAGGTACTATATCAGAAAATATACAAGAAAATAGATTACTTCTATTTGATATGTTTCCACTAAATAGTGAGGGGATTCTTTATTACTATGAAGGAGAAATCCAAAGAAAAATAAATTGTGTTGTTGAAAAGGTAACTATTCCGGAAAAAATCGGATATACAAGAGACTTTTCTATTTCTTTAGTTTGTCCTAATCCTAGATTTACAGACCTTTTCGCAACTATTTTATCGATGGCTACTTGGTCACCATCTTTTAAATTTGCGCTTAAAATACCTGCAAATAAAGGTGTTAAATTTGGTACAAAAAATACTACTTCAATGGCTACAACGGAAAATACTACAGATATTGAATATGGTATGACTATTAGATTTAAAGCAAATGACAAAGTAGTTAATCCTTATCTATTTAATGTTAATACACGTGAAATTATACAAATAGAAAAGGAAATGAGTGCTGGTGACGAAATAATAATAACAACTCATATAGATAATAAAAATATTATTTATAAAAATGCTAAAACTGGTCAAGAAGAAAATATAAATTATTTAATTATGTATGGTAGTAAGTATTTACAGGTTCCTAGTGGAACAAATACATTTAGAAGTGGTGCAGACTCTGGAGAAGATAATTTAGAGTCTACAATAGAATTTTTACCTGAATACGAGGCGGTGTAATAATGGACAAGATTTCTTTAAATGTATACGATCGTGATTTAAAGCCTTTGGGTGTAATAGATTCTTATAGTTCTCTTAGATGGAGGAGAAAATATTTTGAAGCAGGAGAATTTGAACTTAGTTTAAATCCTACTCCTAACAATTTAAAATTACTTAATTATGACAACATAATTGTCAGAAGTGATTTAACTGAAAATGATGAGTTTGGAATAATTGAATCTTGGAAATTTAATGATGATGGGGAAAAGGTAACTATTAGTGTATATGGTAGTTTTGGATTATCTCTTTTAAAAAGAAGAATAATTAAAACAAGGATTAATTATAGTGGTAATTATATAGGTGCATTTAGAAAGCTCTTAACTACAATGAGAGCTTTTAATTTACTTATTATTACTGATAGCTCTATAGAAAGTAATAATGTCGATTTTCAGTGTACTTATAAGAATGTATATGATTATCATGTTAAGTTATCAAAAGCTTCTAATATAGGCGCAAAAATAGTTTTAGATCTAAAAAATAAAAAATATAAGTACATTAATTACACAGGTAAAGATCGTACAGAGGAACAAAAAACAAATACAAGATATGAATTTAGTGAGGATAAAAGCAATTTGGATGCAGCAGAGTACACATATAGCAGAAAAAAAATGATTAATGATGTTTTAGTTGGTGGTACTGGAGAAGATGAAAATAGAATTCTAAGATCAATAACTTTAGTTAATGAAAAGACACATGATTTTGATATAAGAGAAGCATTTGTCGATGCTAAAAATCAGAGTAATACAAATTTAACTGAAGATGATTATAATGCTATTTTGGATGATTTAGGAAGAGAAAAATTAACTAATCCTACAGAATCATTTGAGGCAACAGTTCATTCTACACATTATCGTAAATATTGGGATTTAGGAGATATAGTTAATATTAAAAAAGAATCTTGGAATATAGCACAAAAACAAAGGATTACAGAAGTAGAAGAAGTAATAGAAAAAGGAAAATATAGTGTAACCCCTGTTTATGGAACACCAGTTGCAGAAAAATTCACAAATGAAGAATAATAAAGAAAGGAAAAAAATAATATGGAAAAATGTAGTTTTTTTAACGATGTTAATGATGACAGAGTTTATTATGCGGAAGATTGGGCTAGACATTTAAAAAAATATTTTACAAATGGGATTTTTAATAATGAATGTAATGTTCTTGCAAATGATGATATGACTATAACTATTAAAGAAGGAGATGCAAACATTGAGGGGTATCGTTATACAAATACAGGAGATTTAGTTAAAACTATAGAAATGGCTGATGGAACATTGAATAGAATTGATAATGTTGTACTTAGATTAGATTTAACAAATAGGTTAATATCAGCTCAAATAATCAAAGGTACATTTGCAGATAAGCCAGTAGCACCTGAACTTGTAAGGACTTCAACTATTTATGATCTTAGACTTGCAAAAATCAGTATACCAGCTGGAACAACCACAATTACTCAAGATTTAATTACTGATACTAGATTTATTACAAGCGATTGTGGTAATGTTATTTCTACTGTTCAAACGCCTGACACAGAAAATTTATTTATTCAAATGCAAACTTTATTTGAAAAACAAATAAATGAATTAAATAATAATTTTGAAACTTGGTTTGATAGTATGAAAAATCAATTGAGTTCTGATGCTGCAGGTAATTTACAAAATCAAATTAATAATCTTAATTCTAATAAAGCAGATAATGCAACATATGATTTAGATTCAAATAATTTGCAATTATTAGCAAATGGTAAAAATGTTGGAGATTCTGTTCATATTCCTACAGGCATTACTGATGAAGTTTCTGGTGAAGAGGATTTAAAAATAGTTAATAACAAAGGTGTTGTTAAATTTTCATTAGAAGGTAAAACAGAGCAGAATAGTTATACAGGGAAGAATATACTTGATTATGTTAGTAATCTAAAAGCTTCATCAGATGGATTAACAAGTGTTATAAATGATGATGGAAGTATAACAACTTCGGGCAAACCATCTTCAAATTATAGAACTATATTAAATTCAATTAATATAATCGATTTTTTAGAAGATGGAGAAACTTATACATTTTCACAGAGTAAAGCAAATGATAAATTATATATGCAAATGAATGCAAAGAAAAAAGATGGAACTTATTCATATTATAGTCTAAATGATAGCACTAAATCAAAGCAAGAAATAATAGTAAATAAATCAATTTATGAAACATATACATTAAATATTCAAACTGGACTTACTTCTGATTGGGGAGATAGTTCATTAACAATAACAAATAAATATATGTTATGTAAAGGTACAGATACTGCTGGTACATCATTTGAACCATATGTAGGAGGACAAGCAAGTCCTAACCCAGATTATCCACAAGAAATAAAAAATATTAAAGGTGTAGAAAATATTTGGTTTGGTGGAGAATCAACAACAAATAATGGTATAACGTTTACTAAAAACGCTGATGGTTCTTATGATATTACTGGTACTGCAACAGCTTCAGCTGATTGTATAAATCTTGTAAATATTGCTAATGCAAAACTAAAGAATGGAATTAATTATAATTTATCTATCAACAAATTAACTAATGAAAAAGTTAGTATATTAACAGAGGCATATATTGAAAACTGGGATAGTCATGTAATTGGTCCATTAATTACATCAACCACTTTGTCAACGAACAAAATAATAAATATTAAAGATAATATTACGCGTGTACGTTATGTTATTAGAGTAGAAAAAGGGCAAACTGTAAATATAAAAGGATTAAAAATTCAATTAGAAGAAGGTTCAATAGCACACAATTTTGTTCCAAATGGAAGTAATTATTTACAATTAGAAAATGTTGGCGAAAATATACTCAATATTGACGAAACACCATTTACCGTAAAAAAAATAACATCACAAGGTAATGTTTTATACTGGAGTGGCTATAGTGGTGTAAATGATTTTGTAAAAGTAAAAGAAAAAACTACATATAAATTTAGTTCTAATGAAGTAAATAAGGTTTGTTATATTGATTATTATGATAAAAATAAAAACTATTTATC